GTCCTCATTCAGGCGCTTCAGGGCGGCGCCGCGCGTCGCGCCGGTAGCCGCGTTCGACACTGCGTCCAGGGTTTCGGCGAACTCTTGGGCCATGGCGGTTGCGCGGGCCTGCTTCGCCTGGTAATCGGATAGGGCGCTCGTCAGTGCGCCGAGTGCTACGGTGGCGGCGAGGCCCCACGGGCCGCCGAACGCTCCCATGAGGGCAGATCCAGCGCCCTTCGCGGCGCGCCCGATTCCAGACAGGGCGGGGGCCGCTGACTGCGCGAGGGCACTGATGTTCGACACGCCGTTCGCTCGGGCGGTGACCCACGCGTTGCCGAAGCCGCTGATAGCTCCGCGCGCGTCCGACAAGCCGCCGCGCATAGCCGCGAAACCGCTGCCAATGCGGGTAATGAATGTGATCGAGCCGTTCAGGGACGACAACGCCGTGCGAATGTCGGTGATCGTCGTAAAGATCTTCATTCCTGCGCCCGCTGTGAGCGTCGCGGCGGACGTGAAGGCCGCGAGGCCAAGGGCGCCTTGCTGCACGGGCGCGGGGAGCGCGCTGAAAGCGTTGACAGCCTGTTCGGCGAACTGCACGATGGACCGGAGGAAGTCGTTAGCGCCCGACCCGCTCTTGATAAACAGGGTCTCGAAACTGCCCCCCAGTTTTTCGAGGTCGCCATTGAGGTTGTCCATGCGGGCCTCGGCGGTCTCGGCGGCGTATCCCGCGTCGTTGACCTTATCGATCCAGTTCTGGATACCGTCGGCGCCCTGCTCGTACAGGATCGACGCGGCGCGAATCGCGTCCTGCCCGAACATCTTTTTGAGGGCTTCCTGGCGGTCCTCGGCGGTCAGCTTCGACAGGGAGTCGTGGAGCTGACCCGCGTAATTAGCCAGGCCGACGAACTTACCCTCGGCGTCGTACGCATGGATCCCCAGTTCCTCCATGTACTTAGCCGCCTGCTTGGATTGCGGCGTCATATTCAGGAGCATCGTCTTGAAAGACGTGCCCGCGTCGGAGCCGAGGAGGCCAGCGGACGCGAAAGCGGCGAGGCCGCCCGTGGTTTCCTCAATGCTAAGGCCCGTCTGAGATGCGACGAGACCAGCCTGCTTGAGGGCGGCGCCCAGGTCGGAAACGTCGCCCATGGCCTTACCAGCGCCAGCCGCGAGGAGGTCAGCGACGTGGCCAACGTCCGACCCAGATAGCTTGAACTGGGTCAATGCCACGGACGCGATTCCGGCGGCGTCGGCGACACCCATGCCGCCGGCGGCGGCCAGGTCGAGCGACCCCTTGAGGCCGCCGTTCAGGATGTCAGCGGTCGATACACCAGCCTTGGCGAGCTCTTCGATTGCGCCGGCGGCTTCGGACGCGCTGAACGCCGTGTCCGCGCCGGCCTGAATCGCGGCCTCCCTGAGCTGGTCCATGTTTTCGGCGGATTCGTGCGTCGCTGCTTGTACGTTGCTCATTGCTTGGTCGAAGTCCGCGAAGGACTTGACGACGTAGCCGGCGGCGGCTGCAGCGGCGACACCGTAGCCGACCATGGCGGTTGATGCGGTGTCCCAGGCTGCGCGCTGTAGCTGCGCGGACTGGGCGAGTCGGCCCATGGTGGTCTCGGCTGTCTTGCCGGTGGGGTCTCCCTTCGCGGCGAGCTGGTCGAGGCTCGTCGCGGCGGATTTGATTTGCCGGTTGAAGTCGGCGACGTTTGCGCGCAGGGTGACCTTGATTGACCGTTCAGTCATGGGCGTGTGCCTTTCCGCGCTGTCGCGCCGCTGATGTGACGGGGCGCCCCCGCCCGGCGGTTAGTCCTCGGTGCCGGTGAAAACCACCGTCGGGACCATGCCGGGCGCGGGGCCCTCCTTGTGTTTCTTGCGCCAGAGATCAAGGGCCATTTGTGCGTTGTCTTGGCGTTCTTCGACCTCGAAATAGCCCTCGTAGTCGCCTTCGGTGAGGCGCTTGGGGTAGCCGTATGAGCCGACGCGCGTGTCCTCGTACATGTCGAGCGCCCCGGCGAGGGTGCTATCCATTTCGCCCCACTTGTCGCCTGGCACGCCCAGGAACTCGGTCGGGCGGACGCCCCACTTTTTCGCGCTTCGGAGCGCCCGGACCAGCCACGCTCCCGTGGGTCGGTCCAGGCACTCCGTCACGAAGGGACCGAGATCGTCGGCTTCATCGTGTTGACGGTGGCGACGGCCTGCACGAGGGCCACGACCTGCGGTTCGATGCGGTCGCGCAGCGTGGCGAGCATGTCCACGGTGAGGCCTTCGGGGGCGGTGATCTGCGCGGCGAGCTGCTCGAGGGTGGCCTGGTCGCCGTCGATGCCGCGTTCTTCGCAGTCCTTGCGGAATCGCTGTACCCAGTCGGCGGACCGGCCCTGCACGGTGATGTCGAGTGCCGACGCGCGGATCTGGTCGGCGACCTCGCGCATCTGCTCTTTGAGTGCGCGCATGTCGTCGACGTTGGCGGCGCGCTTGGCTTCGTCGTAGCGGGTTTCGAGGGCGGACAGGTCGGCGAACAGGTCGCCCCTTGCGTACATGGTGACCGTTCGCTGAACGGGGGTGACGCCCGCGATCCAGGCCGCGAGGTCGAAAGTCTCAGGGGTGACAGGGGTGTCGGGGGCCGTGTGGGTGAGGTTCAGGTCGGCCATGGTGAGTTCTTCGTCGTGGGCTGCCATGCCATGCTCCTATGTGTAGCTGTGGGGGTCTGGGCTGCCGTTGGTGGGGGTGCCCGCCCGGCAGGTCTGGCAGCCCATTACGGAACCTGCCGGGCGGGAGATAATGAGCGTCAGAGGCGATCAGCGCCGACGGTGACGTTTTCCGCCGCGTCCATGACGTTCAGCTTCGCCGTGCGCTTGATGTACCCCGCGAAGCGGTCGGACGGCTTGGTCGGCGTGCCGAGGACAACCTCGTAAACCGACACGATGTCGCCCTCGGCGGCCTCCTTGGACTCGATGGGGCCTTCACGCTCCACAAGCCAGATCGTGGTCCCCTTGGCCTTAATAAGGTCCCACACGAAATCGTCGGCGGCGACCGGCTTGCCGGCCTCGTCGAGGTAGCGGAACACCGTAATGTTTCCAGCGTAGGACGTGGGGCCGGGGGCCTTACCTTCGCCGGTCTTACACATCTCCTGCTCGGTGATCTCCGTGTCCGAGTCCGCGCCGAGCGCATAGTCCGACTTCATGATGTGACACGAAATCTTCTTGCCCGCCTTGATTTCCGTGATGGTGGGCACTGCCATGTTCTTGGGCTTGACGGTGAGCGCCCACAGGGTGATACGCCCATCGGCGAGGGTCTTTGCACCTGCCATGATTTAGTCTCCTTCGGTGAGGTGGTCGGTGGTGTCGTCCCCACTGTCGGGGGCGTCGAGGGGTTCGTCCTCCTGGCCGCAACACAGCGGTTCGCGGGCCTCGGGGGGCGGGGTGAGCGTCCAGTCCACGCCCCAGATCGGGTGACCGATCCAGTGCTCGGGGATGTCCTGGAACACCCGGGTTCGGGTGTTGTAGGCGGTGACCATTAGGCCTCCTTCGTTTCGGGGGTAGCTTGTGCGCGGAAAGTCACTGTGCAGTAGCGTGGCGCCCTGTTTGCGGGTGCGCCCACGGTCGAGTTGTCCGAGCGCACGTCCGTCACACCCACGTGCTCGAGCGGGAAACAACGCCAGCCGGGCACCGTTGGAACCTCACCCGTCAGGAGGGCGGTGACCTGGTCGGCGAGGTCCAGGACGTTCGCGGTGGTGGCTGCGACAACCTGCACGTGAAGGCGCACGTCGACGTCGCCACCGCATCCGCCCACGGCCTCGGATGTGGCCAGGGTTGGCGGCCCCCACACGAACACGAACGGCAAACCGGGGTTGCTGGGCGGGTCGCCGACGAACGCCTTGACGGATGCGCCCGTCGACGTGAGGGTGGTGAGGCGGGCGCGGATCTGCGTCATGATGTCAAGGGTTAGCCCCATAGCTCTCCTACGATGTCGGCGACGGCTTTTTGGAAGGCCTCGGCCTCCTCATTCAGTGGTTCGATTGGGTCGCGGGTGTGGCCGCCGCCCCTCGACGTGCCGAAGTACGCGATATTGGCCAGCGCGCCGCTCGGCTTGTCCGGGCCGATCTCAGCTTCGATGGTGTGGTCCCCATCGATGAGGTCATAGGAGATGCTGCGCGCGACGGCGCGGATACCCGCGTTGCCAGAGGCTTCGAGATCCTGTTGCATGGCGCGTTTGATGTTCAGCGCGCCTTTACTCACGGCTGGCCTAAGCCAGCGGGACAATTCGCCGGGCATCCTGGTCGCGTCAGCGGCGATCTGCCTAACCTCGCTGGTGTCAATTTCGATGCCGGTCACAGTAGGTCGTCTCCGTTGGTTTCGACGTCGACCTGGAAACGGCGTGAGGTGACGTGCGTTTTGTCGAACAGGCCGGTCACGCGGAACACGGACAGGTAGCCTGCGACGCGGATCAGGTCGCCGACCCTGACGGCGTCCACGTGGTGCGGTAGGTGGATCGAGTACCGCTGGATGGTGACGAGGGCGCCGGCTGCGTTCGCCGCGGTTTCGTGCGCCTCGTAGGTTTGTACCTTGCACCGCCCCTCCCACACGGGCGTCTCGGTGGCGTAATCGAGGCCGTCGGGGCCTGTGGTGACGGTCGGGCGGGTGACAGTGGCTCGGTCGACCATGAGAGCTTCGGCGGCGCGGCGGCCCGCGATTACGGCGGTTCGCGCGCTCATGCCCAGCCTCCCGTCGGCGTCGCGTCGGCGGCGCGGCCCCCAAGCCAGGGCGCGGGGGTCAGGACCGGCATGTATGCGCCAGAGGTGGAGCCGTCCTGAGAGAGGCGCGCCCATTCGTCGGCGGTGAGGGTCAGCTCGACAGCGGATGCGGCGGCGTCCAGCGTGTAGCTGTAGTCATCGATCCGCTCGTTCCGCTTGCCGTCCGGGTTGCGGGCGCGGCGGGCCACGACCTCGCTGATGACGTCGGCGAGGATCTGACGGTCCAGGTTGGCCAGGTCTCCGAGGCGCGCCGCAATGATGCGTTCCGTCTTGCCGATCCAGTTCAGGACTTGGCGTTGTTCGTCTGGGTCGGTGATCGGTCGGCCTAGCGTGGTCGCCACGTCAATAACGGTCGCGTAAGACACGCGGGCCCCCTATCAGTCGTCAGCGGTGGTGGTGTGCCCGGCGGGCGAGCGCCGCACGTACCCGAGGCGCTCCCAGTGGGGGAGTTGACTCGCAGGCACGGCGACGTGGACACCCGCCGGGCTCGTCAAGTGAACGACGTCGTCGGTCACTTGCGGACAATCTTGACGAACGCTTCCTTGTCAGCGAGCGCGAAACCGTACTCGGCCTCGGCGCGGATGGCGACGAGGTTCTGCTCGTACAGAGAGACAAGCTGGCCACCAATGGTGACCGTCGCCTCGGTAGACACGTCCATCGTGATACCGCCGACCGTGCCCCACGCGGCCTTGGTCCAGTCGCCCGCGAAACCGACGGTTTTTTCCAGACCGACGTTCTCGTGCAGGTAGGAGGGGCGGCCAAGGATAGAGCCCGAGCGCAGGGCGGGGATCAGGCCGTCATAGGAGGCCTCGGCGAACAGCGGGCGGCCCGACGCGTCCTTCGTGGTGAGGAGGTCGACCTCGAAGCCCGTGTCGAAAGCGAAACCGTTGACCTGCTTCTTGGGCGTGCCCTGCAGGTTCAGGCCCATCGCCTTAACGATATCGTCGTACACGTTCGCGCCAGCGGTGGCTCCCAGCGTGACGGACTTGGTGGTGGACCACAGGGAAGTACCGAACGGGCCGGTGCCGGTTCCGTCGCCGCCCTTGTCGTAGAAAACGGCCAGGTCGAACGCGCGGGCGAACGCGTCGGCGAGGAGGGCCTGCAGGGTCTCAGAGTAGCCGCCGGGGTTGGCGCGAATGACCTCCTGAGAAGCGACCGCGATTGCCGTCAGCTTCTTCGGCTGCATGGTCACGAGACCAAGGGAGGCCTCGGTGGTGTGCTTCTTCGCGCCCTCAGCGGTCCAGTTGGCGGTGGGCTTGCCGGTCACGATGGGGAAGGCCTGGCCGGACGCGCCGAGCGGGACCTTCTTCATGAGGGACATTGCGGCGGAGCCCTTGGCGGCCTCGTCGAAAATGGGGGCGGCGAGTTCGGGCTTGATGAAGCCGTTAAAGTCGGCGAGCTTCTTGGGATTGGTGATAGCCATTGTGGTGTGCTCCCTTCGAGCGGTGAGTTGTGGGGGTGGGGGTGGGCTGCTCAGATGTCAGCGCCCGCCGACCGCGCCGATCAGCATTGCCGTGAGCGCGTCCGTGGTGGTCGCCGGTTCGGGCGTGCCGCCCTGCGACGGGTCGGGGCGCATTGCCAGCGGCGCGGGGGACGCGTCAGAGGCCGGGGCCGGGGCAGGAATCGCGGCCAGGAGCTTGTCGGCGGATGCGGCGAGCTCCTCAGCGGTGGTCCCCTGCATGAATTCGGCGAGGGCGTCGGGCACGGCCTTTTCGTGAATGACCTGCAGGCGGGCCAGCTGGGTTTGCAGGTCGGCGACCTGCGTCGCGGCCTGCTCAGCTGCACTGGTCGCGTTGGCCTTCGCCTCGTCGAGGTTGACGGTCAGGGCCGCGACCTGGGCTTCGAGATCCTTGACGCGCGCGTCGGCGGCCTTGCGGGCGTCGCGTTCGGCGCGCAGGGCCTTGACGCCGCCCTCGTTGAGGGTTTCCTCAGCGGGTGCGGTGTCCGTCGTCTCCGTGTTGGTGGCCTGCGCTTCGGCGTTGGTGTCGGTGGGCATTGGTGGTGGTTTCCTTTCTCGAATCACTCGAGGGGGCCGCCCGCGCCGTCGCGGCGCGAGTCGGTGGCTTATAGGTAGGAGAACAGGTAGTCGCGTTCGTTCTTTTCTAGCTGTCGCATGAGGAAAACTTCACCCTTGCTCGTTGTCGCGGCGTAGTAACGCGCCTCGACTTCGGCTGCGATACGCGGGGTGAGTGGTTCGTCCATGCCGCCGATACGGGCGCCGCCGTGACGCTCCTGCGCGTAAGCGGTCCAAGGGTTTAGCCCGCGTTTCACGTCCTCCCAGTCGCGGGTCGCAATGAAAACCCGGCGCTCTGCAGCGGTGAGATTCGACAGAAGGTTCGTGCTTTTGCCCTCGCGGCGGCCCCTGATGACGCCTTCGGACGACTGGCCGCGCCCCGTGATATATCCGTGAGCGCGTAGGGCCTCGATAGCCTGTTCGCGGTTGGGGTTCAGTCGGTAGATCGTTTCGGGGGTCCAACGTTCGCGGCCCCGTAGGATGCGCCCCGCCCAGCCGTATTTGCTGATGCCTTCTTTCGTGTATGTGCGCCACACGCCGCCGCCGAAGTTTCGCCAGTCCAACCCGCGGCGGGCGTTGACGACCTGATACATGTCGGCGCCGTCGCGGATAGCCTGCGCCCCGGCGTTCGTGAACACCCTGTTTTGCTCGGCTTCACTCATCCGTCTGAAGGCTTCGTACGGGTCGTCGATGAGGCCCTCCGCGAAGGCCTCGGCCTGGTCCGTGACCATGGTCGGCACATGCGTGCAGTCGCATCGTGGGTGACGCAAAAACCTTTGATTCCAACGGTAAAAGCTGCCTGCGAGGATCACGCACCGCGAGCATGACGGGGGGTTCAGCATCCGCACGTAGCCCGTCCGAGGGCGGGCTGCGATCTGCACGCCCGCCGCGCCCCTGCCCGCGTCCGCGATCTCCGTGAGAACCATCATCGAAAGCTGACGACCCCCAGCCGCGAGCGCCTCGGCGGGTTCCATGCCGTCGGCTATGAGTGTGTGGGTGGTGGTGGCGGGTACCTTGAGGAGGGTGTCGAGGGGACGACCGTCGCCTGTGACGCCGACGAACGCGTCGGGGTCTACGATGCCGTCGGGTTCGGCCCATTGGTCTTGCTGGCCGAGTGCGAGGGCGCCGCTGACGAGGGCGCTTGCCGCCGCCGTGCGCTGCGCGGCTGTGACCGCCGCTGTGACGGCTGGGATGCGTTCTGCCCAGGCCGGGCCGATCCAGTTGGGGCCGAGTTTGCGCCAGTGGCGGGTGGCTACGGCGAGGGCGCGGGCTTCCTGTTCACGGACCAGCCCGTAGTGCGCTTCAATCGCGGGCGGGATCGATGCCATTGCCGGTGCCCAGGTCGTCGTCGGTCAGCGCAGGGGTGGTCTTTTCCAGGAGCCGAAGCAGATCCGGGTCTGTCTCCTCCTCGCGCAGATACGCGCGTTCCGTGGCCTTACGGGCGTCATCCCAGCCGAGCTCGTCCCACGCGCCCTCGCGGCTGATGAGGGGCTTGCCGCCCGCGAGCTTCTGCAATGCATCCGCTTTTTGGCTGAACGTTGGCGTCGCGGGGTCATGCCAGGCAACATTCACGGCACCCATGGGGACGGTGTGCCCCATGATGCGGGCGGCGATTGTCAGGGCGCGAGACAGGGCCGCGCCACACTCAGCGTTGACGCGCTCCACCCGCTTCACCAACTTGGACTCCTCAGCGCGAATCGCGCCCTCAGCGGGCGGATTCGTCGTGATGAGGCCGAAATATCGGGCGGGGAAACCTGTCAGGGAGGCGGCGAGCTTGCCGTACAGTTCGATAGTGTTGTGGAAGTTGCTCAGTTCGCCGGGGGCAAGCTGCGTGACCTTCGTGCCCGCGTTCTGTAGGGCAACGAAGGGGTTGAGGTAGTTCGTCCATGCGGACGGGTCTGCGAAGTCGCTGCGCTTGGCGCCCATGATGATGCGCTTCGGGACAGCGTTCGTCTCAAGGGCGGCTTGCATCTGGGTAATCGCGCGGGCGGCTGCGTCCGTCACGCCCATGATGTCGTCCATCTCCGAGTGCCCCGTGGTCTCACCCGTCATCTGACGATTGAAAGACGGGATCACGGGGACGACGCCAAGGCCGTGCTCGTCGCGGTCAACCACGCGCCACGCGCCGCCCACCGTCGCGTAGGTGGTGGTCGTGTCGGGCGTGTAGATCGTCGCGTACCTGGTTTGCGTGCCGTCGGCGGCCTGGTCGGTGACGATACGCACCGCGTGCGTGATCGTCTTTCGGCGATAGTCGTACTTCACCGTCATTTGACGCGGGGATTCCACGCAAATGATCGGGTAATCTCCCTCCTGGTCGCCCACACCGACCGACAGATAGGCGCGCCCGTAGATAAGACGGTCGCGCTTCCACTTACAGAGTTCGGCCTCCAAATCGTTCGCGTCGATCATGGCGCGAAGATCCTCAGCGACCTCGGGATGCGACGGGACCATGATGCCGCGCACGTCCTGACGCTCCTCGATGGTGTCAACAACGACGCGGGGCCAGTTGACGACGGTCTCGAGTGTGCGCAGGGACGGGGGCAGGGCCAGACCAAGGTGCTGAAGCGTCTGACGGCCCTCGTAATAGGCGCGGTGCTTCCTGTCGGCGGGGGCCGTGGTGTTCAGGGCGTTCTCAGCGTCGGCGAGGAGCTGCGCCTCGTCGCGGGTGATCTGGTCAGTCATACGGTTGGTGTCCTTTACCATGCGAAGCTGATAGCGCCGCCGGCCTCCCAGCCTTCGGCGTGCTCATCCGCCGCGGCCTCGTGCGCAAGAATGTCGGCCATAAGAACGTCGATCTTCATGTGCTCAGCTGGCTTGCCGAGGATGAACTTGTCGCCCGGCTTGGCGACCTTCCGGGCGTGCAGGGCGCACAGCTTCGCGGTCTCATCCGGGGTGTGGGTGGTCAGGCCTTCGGCGAGATCCTCACGGAAACGCACCAGGGCCGCGAACATGCGTGTGATCGAGTTCGTGGGCCACTGAACCACGACGTAGTCCCCATATAGGTTTTCCCAGTGGTCGATCTGCGTTTCCCAGTGCCTCGGGTCGCAGTAGAACCGCTGAACCGTGTAACGGTCCATGAGCTCAGCAACCGCCGCGTCCACCTCACCCCTAGGGATGCGGCCCTCGGGCCACTCCTCCGGGTTCCACACGGTGGGCCGCTGATCCGGCCCGTACGTGGGGGTGAAACGAAGGCCGTCCACGGTTTCGGCGCGGATCGCCGTCCAGTCACCCGACCGCGAACCGTCAAAGCCCAGGGCGATTTCGCAGCCCGGTTCGGGCTGGGTGTCGCGGGTCTGACGATCCCACACCTTTTCGGTGAGATAGGAGCCCTTGCCCTGGACGAGGCGGTTCCCGAAGAATCGCTCGGCCTGCGTGGGGTCGGTTTCCATGAGTTCGTCGACCTCGGCGTCAATCGCTTTGGGGTCTACCCACGGGGATGAGGCGTACACGAAGCGGTGAATCTTGGACCTGTCGGCCTTCTTCGTGTAATCCCAGTCGAGCGGGGGCTTTTCGTAGAACTTGAAGATGTCGCGGGCGCGCGACTGGTACGCCTGTTGGGCGGCGCTGTCCTCCATGGGGTCCCACGGGTTTGTCAGCTCGATGGTGCGGCCCTGCATACCTGCGACCGCGCGGCGGATCGTCTGCCAGGTGTTCAGCACGCCCGATTGGGGCGTGTAGAGGCCTGACTCATCCGCGATAGCGCAGGTGAACGGCTGGCCCAGCTTCGAGCGCGCCGCCGACGTGACGGGGACGATCTTGCCCTCATTCGGCAAGCGGACAAATCCCTCGCGGACGCGCACGAAATCGCCGAGAGGGCCGCTCTTAATCATGGCCTGCAACGGCTCGTACACGTTTCGTGTCTGGTCCTCAGCGAACGCGAGGAGGGCGATCAGGCTTTTGTCGCGGGGGCGGCCCATAGCCTCGCCCGGCTCGTACCAGTATTCCCAGCCGCAACCGCACCCATGGTCCGAACAGCGGTAAACGTCACCGTCCTTCGCCCAGCCCGCGAACATTGCCGGCCCCACGCCTTCCGCGAGCGCAACCGCCGCCGCGAGCGGCGACTTACCCGACTTCTGAGGACCAACCCACAGGCTACGCCGGTAGGTGAACGGCTCCACGAGCCGGTGCGGGTCCGCAACGGCTTTGACCTTGATGCGGTAGTGGTTCGCGTTGCAATACAACTGCCACCCGTTCAGCACGAGCGGCTGGTTGAAATACACGCCAGAGGGGACGAGGCAGTGGGCCTCGATCCAATCCGAGATCAGAAAACCCAGCGTATGATTCGGGTTGAAATCAAGGGCGAGCGGCGGCGGCGCGTACTCATCATGAGCCATCACTGCCGCCGTCGACGACGGTCATGCCAGCCAGGCGTGCGCGTGAGGAGCGGCGGCGGGCCGGGCGCTCAGATGGTTCGGCCTGATCGGCGGGCTGGCCGGTCGTGATCTGCCACTGATGCAGGGCCAGGCCAGAGGCAGTGAGGCCGATCTGGTCGGCAAGTCGCAGGAGCGCGGTCTTGTCGCCGGCCTTCGCGCCTTCTTCTTCACAGGTGACGGCCAAGCGCACCCACTGCGCGACGTTGTACGTTATCCAGGGCTGTTCGCGCCACACCTCGGATTGCGGTTGACGCCAGGCCCACTCCCACAGTTCGAGTTCGCGCTTCCACCTCAGCTCGGTTGCGAGCTTGCGGAAACGGCGGCCCCCGTTCGGGAGGGTCTCCCACAGCTGCATGGGGGGCATGGCGAATTCGGGGACGGGCGCGGTGGCGGGGACGCCGCCGAGCTGGCGGAAGGCGATGCCGCGCGCGTCGCTTCGAGCTGAGTTCGGGTTAACGGGAGGCCCACTACGGGCGCGCGCTCCACCGGAAGGCATGGTCGGTCTCCTCGCTGGCCGGCGTCGCGCCTGCCTGCAGGGCCACCTCGGCATCGCGCCGGGCGGCTTTTTCGGTTGCGGGCGGGAAGTCTTGAACCCTCCGCACTGTTTACATCCCTCACCGGCGGTCTGACGGGGTCCCCGTCGGGGCCACCCCCCTGGGGGGTGTATGTGTCAGTCCGTTTCGGTTCGGTCGTATTTGTGCGCCGCTTTGCCTGCGGCGCTGCGATTGCAAAATCTGTGTTCTGGTCCGCGAATGATCGAACGATCATCGTCATCATGACCAAGATCAAACGGTTCGCCTGCCTTGATGCGCTTGCCACACCGCCAGCATGTGGCCTGGCCGGCCTCGACGAGGCGGGCGGC